TAAACACATTTTTTCTAAAGTAAAGTATTCTTGATATATTTCTTCACCTATATTCAATAATTTATCATACTCATCGTCTGTTACAGACATTAATTTAGACTCTAATTCTCTAGGATCATTAACTATAATAGAAAAATCTTCCCAATTTAGTAAATCTTTAAATGGGTAGGTAAATTTATCTGCAATAATAACTGGTACACTATTCAATTGTAATATTTCATAGATACGAAAAGATTGAATTATATTTCCTCTTGGACAAAGAGAAAATTTAGATCTCTTTGTAATAGTTTTGAATTCTTCAAATTTATCATCTGTAATAACAGGCGACCAATTTTTCATTTCAGAAAAATAGAAATTTTCTTTTCCTCCATAAAGTTGATATAATGCTATTCTTAAAGGATGTGTAATAGTTCCGACAAATGAACATAAAATATCTTTATCTAAATTTTCGCCTATATCAGGTATAGGACTTGTTAATAAAGGTATTGGATATATTTTTCCGTGTCCATTTTCGGAAGCAGAGAATACAATTGTATCTTGTGGAAGAGAATATCTTATACCATCATCATGTTGATTAACTGTAAAATATTTTTTTGTTTGGTCTAATGCATTTAAATATTCTGCTGTGTTGACATGAATATGATCGTTATAAAGAGTTGTCCAGAAAATAGGAAGATATTGACGATCTATTTTTTTAAAGTCTTCAATATTCTTTTTATAATAATCAAAGAAATAATGTTCCATATAGTTTTCAATATTACTATACGGTGGATAAGCTGGATACTTTGGAGGATACGGCCTCAAATATTTAAAATCATAAACCATTTTTTTGACGGATAATATTTTCAATAAGATTTTTCTTATTTTCGACTCCTTCTGCCCAATTAGCATGATACATCTTTAAATTAGATGCATCAGGGACAACAAAATTTTCACCACTCCAAACACCTTTTTTAAATGCACCGTATGTGAAGTAGCTATCAGGTAAAACTCCAACCTTTAATTCAGGCATTTGCTTTATAAAAAAGTTCATTGCAACTTGGTCATGTTCAAATTTATGCAAATCACTTAAAACTCTACCCCATAGTAGTTTGGTTTGAACATTAGACTTACAAAAAAAGAAACCAGCACAAAGAAGAGGGTGATCATTTTGAATCATCATATCAACATTATCTTTATATCTTTCTAATATATCGGTCCAACCATCAAATAAAACAATATCACAATCAGAATGTACAAACCATTCACCTTCGGGTGTTTCTTTTAAGGACTGAAGAATATATTCGACCTTTCTCTTCATGGTAGTTATCCAACCATCAGACATAAAACTTCCGGTTTTACATTCCTGTGGAAACCATTTGATATTCAATTCTGTATTTTCTGAAAAAGGAAAATTATCTTGAAAAATTTTAAGTATTTCGCGATGACTATCAGTAAAAAATGTATATACTTTCATTCGATATATTTAATATTATTATTGCTATGAATGTTCATAGAATCAAAGAAATTTTTTTGAAATTCTTTTTCATTTTTCTCAGGATTAATAAATGCTCCCCAAGGTTTTCTTCGACAAAGATTATACTGTAAATTATAATACATAACATTATTGGCTATAGTAAACAACGGATTTTCATTATGTGTTTTTTCGTTATGTGTTTTTTCCAAACAATCATCAGTCACAGAAGAATTACCATGATATATATGCAGTGCTGAAAGTGGATAGTCGTTTGCTATAATAGTTTTTCGTCCGAATAATACCATTAAACCTGCAAAGTCTACATCAAAAAGCGGTTTACCTATTAAAAATTTACTAACAAAATATTGTTTATATTCTTTGAACCATTTTTTCTCAAAAACAAAATAGTCATATCCTGCAATTTCTGTGCGAATGGGTTTAATCTTCTCTTGTAAAACATCTTGAAAAGAATCTATATCATCAATGTCTAACCTTGGACCTGTCATACAATCTGGTTTTTCATTAAGAATAATTTCTACTAATCTTGGTAAAAGTATAACATCAGAATTTACATAAACTATATAGTCGTAATAATCATTACGAAAACCTCGAAAGATAATTTCTGAAATACTTGGAAGCTTTTTTGAACAATTTGAAATATAGTTTTTACTAGAAATATCTAGACAAAAATCTACAGGAATATCATTATATACATTTTGAAAACTATTTTTTTCATCTTTAAACTGAACATTTAAAATATCTATGTTTTCTGGATAAAGTTTCTTAAGATACAAAAAGGATTCTACTGCTATATCCTGTCTTTTATATTTTCCAAAAGTATTTATTAGAATTAGAATTTTTATATTATCTGACATTATTTCTAAGATCTTTTAGTTTATCAATTAACACATTCTGATTTAACGAAGGTATATTACCTATATACATTCCATGTTTATTATAAAATTTATTATGCTCTGGTTGAAGATTTGATGATCGTTGACCACCTGCATCTAATCGAGATGTAGCTTCTGAATTATTATCTATTAAATTATCAGATTCTAACAAATCGGAAAAATACCAAAAAGGATTGTGAGTATATTGAGATACTCTATATGCATAGTCTACATCAAATAGATAACGAAAATTTTCGTCATATAACCCTACATTTTGTATCAAGTTTTTTGTTTTATATGTAAATTCATTACACATATTATAATTGAATTTAATTCTAGTATTATCTGGATATTCAACTACAGCTTTAGGAGTGCGTTCTCCTTTTTGTCCACTATCCCATGCTACAGAAGTATATATGAAATATTGTATTCCGCTTATTTTACTCGCACTAATATATTTGTCGAATATATTAACATCTTTTATAAGCATATCATCTTCACAAACAAAGAAATGTGATACGTCTTCTTCTAATAGATATTTTAAACCATCATTTCGAGCAACACATGGATACTGAACATGATCATGCTGAATCCAATAGAGATTCTCACGATCATAAACATCTTTATAAGGTTCTCCACCATTTACGACAACTACTTTATCTAGTCTATCAAAAGGAATTGTGTTATACAAGTCCTTAAAATAACTTTCAGAATTAAATGTTGTTATTACTAATCCTATTTTCTCTTTCATAAATTAGCAAATCCTATTGATTTCTTTTCTTCTTTTTTCGCACCAAATTCATTCTCATCATTATAAATTTCGGCAAGAGTCATTTTTTTCTTTGGTGGTTCTGCACCATAAAGTTTATAAAAAAGATGTTTTGTTTTTTCTTCTGAAAGAGAGTCAAATTTATATTTTAAGAACATACGTCCTTTACGTTTAAGTGCTGCATCAATTTTATCTTCATCAGTATTAAATGTTGCAATAATCTTAAAGTTTAATACATCTGCCATAATACCATCACAAAGATTTAGTAAGATAGAAATTATACTATTGTCTGCGGAATCTTCACGGTTTATAAGAATTTTCTCTGCATCTTCGATAATAATAATGCTTTCTTTTTCTCGTTTAATAATCGGAAAGAATGCAGGATCTGCCATGCTGTTTACAAGATACGGAGGAATATAAATCTTTTTAGAAGAAGTGATACTATTTAATATATACTTGATGTAGTTAGTTTTACCACTACCAGGAACTCCATGAAGAAGAACAAGTTTATTATTACGAGCTTTAAAATCTTCTGCCCATGTTTTGATTTTATTATGTACTGGAAGAAAATCATCATTGTAATTTTCACTCAAATCAATATCATAAGGTTTGATTGGATGAGGAGTAAGAATCATTTCATTATACTCTGTTTTTTCAAACAGAAGAATTTTACCGCTATCTGTTAAATCTTTTTTACAGAAGAAATCTTCTTTTATTTTATTAACAAACTCTGACCCTTTACAAAGATCGTAACAAAAAGAAATGGTAGCATACTCATCAGTAGTATCAATTTCACTCGTAAGATCAGTAAAATCGTTACCTTTGCGGTCATTTACTTGAATAATAGTCTTTTTCTCATCATTGAAAAGAAAAACAGATTCAATTGAATTGCGATTATAAACCGAACGAACAAATCCAACTTTAAAGTCTGCTGCAATAAATGATTTTAAAACCTCTTCAAAGCGATGTTTTTTATATTCTATATCAGAAGTTGAAGGAATGTTTCCATATTTTAATATGTATAAAAACTCTTCGTATGCAGTAGAGTCTTTACCAAGAACAAATTTTCCATCGTTTATATTAATAGTTTCTTCTATTAAAACTGCGCCCAGCTCTTTTAGCTTATCAATAAGATTCATAATTGAATTATACGCTATATAGTCCTATTTGTCAATTACAGTTTTTAATAAACCTTTTTGAGAGTAATTTTGTTCTAATAAATTCAATCTTTCTTGAACCTCCTCGATTGAGGAATCTATTACCTCATGCGGATAGTAATTGTATTTCTCTTTAAAAATGCCCCAGCTTGTTGAAAAATTAGAAGTGAATTCTTTATTATTCCTAATAACAGAACTGCCGTGATTCTCATCAATATCTTCAAGATATTCAAACGAGTTTTCAATATCAGGAAAATACCAGTAGTTGCAACCAAGAGATTTTAAATATGCTGATAAATAATGATCAAGATGTTCAGCAGCATTAAGATAGTTTTCAGAGAAATATCCAATATGATTTAAAGTGTTCGCATGATATAAAACAAAAGCATGAAAGCTATTGCGATACAAGTCTACTCTATTTGCCGTATATTGCACTGTAAGGCGTTTTAAGGCTGTACCATCAGGTGATACATTGCCACCGCCTATTCCCCCGTGTACGCCGTAGGAAAGCTGTCCTGCCCATAGTCCACTATCCATAGCAGTTTCGATATACTTTTGAAAAACCTTATTATCTTTTACACGAACATCATCTTCCATTAGGAAAAGAAACTCATAACCATTTTTCTTCATTTCTCGAAGAGCAATGTTTTTTGCAATACCAACAACTGTTGGATTTCGGTTACATTGAATAACTTTAACACCTTCTGGTTTATCTTTTAAATGACTACCTGCATTAATAACAAAAATTTCTCCTACAGAATCTTTATCAATAGATGATAAAGCTTTGTGAAGAAATTCTTCACGGTTACAAGTAATAATGGCTACTGCCGTTTTTTCTTTGAAGCAATTAAATTCTGACATTTTGATAGTAATACTTTATCATCATGGCAAGTCTTTTTCAAGAAATTTAATCGTATTTCCATACTTTCTAAGCTTATCTTTTCATAATTATATACAACAACTATATAACTGATTTAATTTATCCGAAACAGTTTTCTTTTCTTCGTCTGTTATATTTTCTAATAAAGCTACATACTCTTCTATACACTCTGTAACAGAGGATGAATCATCACCAACTTCTACAACACCGTTTTCTAAAACAATTTCTTTTTTATACTGAATAGATTTGTATGTTGTTTTTATATCTAATGCATTTAGCGCATTTAATTTTGCAACAATATTTGGAACATCCTCGACATTTTCTACTTCAATAGAAACAAAATTATCTTTTACTTTATCATAATCTTCTGGTTTACGAATATATTGGAAACGAGGACTAATCTTATTTTCTACAGGTTTATATTCTAAAGTTTCAGTGTTTAAGATATATGCATATTTATCTTCGCCACTCTCACCCCAATTAAGCTGATATGCACTACCAGTATAGATTAAAGGTTTCTTGTCGTAAAAACGAACCTGTGGCTTATGGTAATGCCCACTCATAAGAAGCCTACAACGACTCATAAGGTCTGATGCAGTGAAACCGTGTTCACTGATTTTAAATGCACTCATTTCAAAACCTTTAATATCAAAGTGACCAAAAATTATTTTACAATTAGGAATATCTTCTAGTTTTGTTCCCCAGCCACAAAAACAAATATCATCTATTGTTGATACTTTTTCATGAATAGTGATATTCGGCCATTCGTTTAAAAGTTTTAATGAATTTACTTCGCTATTGTTATTATAGAGTGCATCATGATTGCCCGTTACAATATGTAATTTGTAATCTTTTAATTTATTAAAGAACTCACTTGCACAATTTATAACAGGCAGATGAATCATCTCTCTGTTATGAAAAATATCACCAAGCTGAACAATAGTATTTATGTTTTTCTTTTGACAAATTGCAACTAACCAATCTGCATAACGTAGTGCTGTTTTAAAGAACAAAGGATTGTTCTTATTAACTCCAAGATGAAGGTCGCCAACACACAAGACAAGATTATTTTTCATATTATGATTATAAAGTTTATGTCACACTAAGTCAATTAATTTCGTAATTCCGTCTTCTTTTTTTAACTTTATTTTTCAGCCGGTGCCCTTCATATTTGTTATAGTCGTATGGACCTTGACAGTAGATCATGTATTTTTTATCTTTGACTGGAATCATATTCTTCGTTAATATTTTTAATAAATTTTTCTTCAAACTCTTTGAATCTTTCTTTAGGTAGCATTTCATTTGATCGAAATAAAGCGTTTATATTTGCAAACATTCTGATGCACCCACCACCTAATCTAATTCTATACAATAGCCAATCTAAATCACAAATCTTTTCATGTTTACGAAGATGATTATTTTGCAAAGCTTTTTGAATCATCTTTTTAACATCAGTTTCAGAATATAAAATTTCATCACTCATATCTTTTTTACTATTTTCAATGCCACAGAGAATTGTTTCACCTTCTGCTGTTCCTCTAAGCATCTCTTCAACAATACTAGCAGCAGTATCTAGTCCATCATTATAATCTTCTTTGCTCATGTTATTTCATCTCAAGCTTACGCTCTAGTCTGTTATATTTTACTCGCCCATCTATAATTGATTTGAACGTCTTTTTCATTTCAGGTGAGAATTTCATGTAATTATTATTGAGAAAAATTCTCAAACATTGAAGACGTTCGCTAAGGTCTTTTTCGAGTTCTGTTCGGTCCATGTTATTGTTTAGATGGATTGTAATTATTATATGGTTTTTCCTCACGAATCTTTGGTGATAAAGTTTTATACCAACCGCGATTTGAGCATAGTTCACCCCACAACCATAACATGATTGGTGGTCTTTATTATTAAAAGTTTTGCAGTATGAACATTTCCATTTTTCTAATGGCATATAATTAATTTTTGGAATTTTATATTTTTCCAAAATAGTTATAAAATCATTTTTTTTCTCAAAGCACCATTTAGCATTAGTATCTGATATGCTTTTCAATTCTCCGTAAAAGCTATTTGGTACTTTATCCAAATCAAGGGGATATATATTCATTCCTCAAATATAACATCGTTCTCGTCATTTTCAACATATTTTGGACGACGCACATTACGAAAGTTTTCATCAGCATATAATTTTTCCCAAGTCTCAGTTTGAAAACATCTCTTTGTCTCCTCAAGTAGTTTTTCTTTTTTAATACGATTAAGATAAGAATGACTTGTTATTCGAGAGAAATATCCAAACGGGTTTGCTTTAAACTTTATATAATCTTTATTATCTTCAGAGAAAAAGAAATCAGTGTCTTCTAGTTGCTTTTTCTGTGCTTCTCCTTTCTTGTCTATAAAGCTAATAAAAATAGTTCCATTATCTTCTGTTCTAGAAATGATTTCAGCAATAGTGTAACACTTAAATGAGCAGTCGCGAATTGCTTTAACCATTTTTAATGTGGCATCACCAATCATTTCATCAATCCAAGAATAAGAACAAAAGTTTCCACGGTATCCCATTTTTGTAGCAATGTCACTAATAATAGTTGTTAAGCGATTTGATATTTTAGGATAAGATTCTTTTTTAAGAAGTTTCTGCGTTTCCCAATCATATTCTTCTTTTAGAGAAGTATAGTAATTGAATAGTTCATTCCACATCTCTTCTTTAGAAACATATTCATCGGTTTCTTTTTCAGCCTTTGTTCGTCTTATTCTTCTACGAGGCTTTTCATCAAGAACATCAAGTTCATTATATTCTTCTTCAATTTCGCTTTCATTATCAGTTTCAGTATTCCACATGTTAAATAGTTATTTTTGTAATAGAATAATCAATTTTTTGATTTTTATATATTTTAATTCTTTCTCTTAAGTGAGAAAGTGAGTATTCTAAATTATCAGCTATGTCAAAAATCACAGCTTTGTTTTTGCTTTCGTGTTTACGAACAGTACGACCAATAGTTTGAACTGTTTTTACACCACCTTTTCCCATGTATGCAAAAATTGCATAATGTAAATTCTTAATGGAAATACCTGTTGAAAAGCATTTACTCATTGCAATACAAATTATGCCGCTCTCGCGATCCATTGTATTTTGTATTTCGGTTCTTTCGTCCGTTGGTGTATCGCCTGTAATGATAAATATTTTCTTTTCTCCACCATTAAAAAGTTTACTTAATTCAGAAATATAATCTAATCGGTCAACCACTATAAGAACATTGCCTGATAGCTTATCAGAGATCTTTTTAATAACTTTGTTTCTTGGTGAATAGTTAATAACATAATCAAATTCTGCATTATATTTGTCTGTAGGATTTGGACCTCTTTGAAAAACTGGCATTCTCTGATGTTGACATAGTATAACCTTTACTTCAACATCTGTAATAGTTTGCTGCTTACGTAGTTCGTAAGAATTTTTCTCATAAAGAATAGGACCAATCTTACCAATAACATTCCAACCTGCCAACAAAGAATCTGGTAAAGTTCCTGTTAAACCATATCTAAAAGATGTGTTTATGTTATGGATAATTTTACTAATCTTATTTTTCTTTTCATTGATTGTATGAACTTCATCAACAATCACAACATTAAAATCTTTAACAACTGACAGTGTATATTTTTCATCACTTGTTAATATTTGAGAATTAGCAATTAATATATTTTGTGAAAAGTCAGGAAGATTACTATCACCCCATCGAGTTATACAATCTATTCCAAATTCATTTAAAAATGAGTAGTAAAGTTGATTTAGTAGTGAAACGTTAGGAACTATTATAAGAATTTTATAATGTGGATAGTGATCTAAGAAAGTTTTACATAATCCTCCTAAAATTAAACTCTTTCCTCCTCCTGTACTAATCAATGAAATGCCTCGTCCGTTACTAATAAATTCCTTTAAAGAATTTTCTTGGTAATCATAATAATCAAAATTACTAATCTTAGAAATTTGATTAATTCCTGTAGATGGCTTAAACTGATTTTTAAACTCTTCGGTGAGTTCTATTTTTAATTGAAGATTAAGAGAACGAAGATAGTTCTCAATCTCGTTCCATAATCCTACCTGAAATGCACCTGCGGGCGTAATAGCATACAATCTAGGTACAAACTTTCTAGATTGATATGATGGGTTCTTTATAGAGAACTTTTCTCTTATTAACTTAAAGATGTTAGGCGAACATTTTAAATATCCACTTTTTTTATCATAAGTTACATTAATATGTTCAACCACTTATAATTGCTCCATTTTCATCAACTCAACAAGATTTTTAAAATCAAATCCCATTTGACTAAAAATTTTATTCACGCTGCTATCAAGATATTCTACAAGAATTTCTTGTTCACGAATTTTCTTTTGTATTTCTTTATAATCTCCTTGTGTTTCAAGTTTGTTAGATATAACTGCTTTACTTAATTTTAAAGGATTATCCTTATTCATTACATTATTAACAAAACTATCTTTAAGTTCTACTAAATCAATAAGATGTTTTTTAGCTCTCATTAGTCGAAAAAGCCATTTATGCTTAACATTAGGAGATGATAGTTGCTTTTCCATGATATTTGTAATATCAATGCTTGTGTCCATTTCTATCTCTTTAGAATAAGTTTCTAATAAATCCATTGGTTCTTTTTCATTCATATTTTAAAAATACTATATACATATATAGAAATCAAGTAAATACTATAAAATGACTAAAGATTTTGATAAATTAGTAAAAATTTTTCTTGAAAAAATGACCATACAAAGAAAAGGGTTGTTGCCTGATGAATGGAAATACTATCCAAACATTTCAGAAGATGATTTAAAAAAAGGTATATATTTAGATGATTGGGATTTAAAAGATTTTCAACAATTTAAAAAATTATTAAAAATTGCAGATCGTAAAAAGCTATATATTTTCGGTCAAGCATATCCATATAATACTAAGGCGAGAATAGAGAGTGACTATGAAAACACTATAACAAGTCGAGAAAAATTAAATAAGAAAAAGGAAGAAGAATTTGAAAAAGATCAAAACCGTTTAATGTCTTTGTATTCCCGATTTGGGTTTGTTCATACAACAAACGGATATATGTACCGCCTACCAAATATTCTTAAAGAAGAAATGACTGATGCAGGAGTGTTAGGTGCTGATGGTCCATATCCTACAGATGATCCGCGAACCCCTTTTGTAATGGGAATGTATTCTCGTAGGGGAAAAGTTAAAACTCAAAAGCGTAGAAAACGTAAAAAGTCACGCTAAATAAAAACATGAATGAAAACTCTTGGGAAAATATTCCAGAAGATATTAGTGAGTGGTTCGGCTTTGTTCGTCTATAATATCATATAAAATTCTTTTTTCTATAGATATATTTTTATATTTATTTTTATATGTATCTAATAAATCACTTGTTTCTTTAGTATAGGTTCTATTTATTTTTTTATTTTTCTCTATTTTTATTTCATATAATTTAAGAATATTATACATAGAATTATATGAAATCGAAAATATATTACATATATCATTCAATCTTATATTTGTTGACATTAAGAATTCTAAATCTGTTTTAATTTGCGAAAATTTAGGACTTAATAAACATTTTTCTCCATGTTTTTTATAAAAATTACCTTCGTTATGTTCTGTATGACAATATGGACATTCTTGAAAAGAACTTAGACTTTTTTTCATATTATTAGATACTGCATTTTTAAGTTTTTCTGTCATATTTCTTTTTTTACCAATTTTAGATTCTGATATTTTTTTCCGAGTTTCATTATCGTGGGAGTAATTTTTACCTTTATCTAAAATCTTTCTTTGCGCTATTTTCATATTCTCAATGGCTTCTGGAGAAGCTTTTGTTCCAGTTTTTATTAAAGACATTTTTTTCTTCGTAGTTTCGGAATGTAATCTTCCTGTTGATGATGCTTGTATTTTTTCTATAGTTTTTTGAGAATGTTTTTCACATACAAAATATCTTGAGAGAATATTATTATTATAATATTCTCTATCTCCATTTTCTAATTTAGCGTAGAGAACATTTCTACTAAATTGTTCTTTGACTTCGTTATAATTTGTCTGTCCCTTAGTTTCACATAAACATAATATATGGCGTTCAAAATTGTGAATTCCTATTTCTTCTATTTCTTTATTGAGAATTTGGCTACTACCTGTATAAAATAACCAATCCGAGTTTTTTGTTTCTTTTCTATTAGTTTTTTTATTTTTTCGTTTTGTATAAAAATACTTTCTTCCTATATATTTTTTATTGTTAATTTTATTTAAAATAAAATATACAAATCCGTAATTTTCTTCTATCATATCTTCGTTAAACTTCTGTCCATTATATAACCACGGACATAAATCATAATCAAAATTTTTAGCCATATTTGTTATTTATAACGGAAGTTATAATAATGTATCAATATACAAAGATTTAGTTGAGAAATATAGAGTAAAGTAGTATATTACTTTATGATATACACATTTCAGAATATTGACCGTTTCTTATATTCTATTGAAAGGGAAATAATAGACGTTTTATTTGAATATAAATTACTTTCTAAACTAGATCGTAATGTTAAGAAAATTATTTTCTTTTATTTTGTAAAACGTTTTGGCGATAAAATCAGCAACAATGGTGATCTTTTATTTTTTCATGATAATACATTTTCGGAAAATCATGAACTTTTCTGCTATTATGAAAAAGAGAAGCTAATTAATTTTCTTAATAAAATATGCAAGAAACTAAAAATAGTTACTAATCGTTTATTCTTTTTAAAGAATAAAGCAGATATTCCAAATCATTCTTTAGTTAACGATTTAGAAGGTAGTGTTATTGATGAAGTTTTATTACTGAAAAATAAAACACCAGTAGACCCTAAAAAATTAAAGAGTTTTCTTGATGAAAACTCTTTAAAAGATTTATTTTGTAATTTAAGTAAAAAGGTTTGTTAATTACTTCTTCTTACCTTTCTTTTGGGTAGAAGGAGTCCAGCCTGTTTTACGCATTGTTCCGTAAACATAAGCATCTGTTCTTTTTTCTCCAAGACCTTTTTTCTTGGCTTGTTTTTTTAATTTATTTTCGAGGTCTTTAGGCATAATACATTACTTACCTTTGCTAATTTTTTTTATTAATTTTCTACACTCCGCAGCATAGCCAGGAGTAAAATCTATAAGATTTACTTTTTTATACTCTAAAATAAATGGTGAGTGGGTTGCTATAATTATTTGAAAGTTTTCTGATAGTTTTATTAAAACATCAAACAATTCAATTTGCTTAGGAATAGAAAGTGCTTTTTCAGGTTCATCAAGAAGAAGAGTAATCTTACCGTTTCTTGGTAAGCTTTTA